GCGGATTCGCGAGTGGAAAGCCAAGCACCTCGGGAACGGAGCCGAAGCCGAACTGGATACACTCAAAACAAAAGCGGTGCAGCACTTACTCGATAACGGTGACCCGGACGATGCATATTACCTGATGCGAAAACACTACGAGACGCTGATGGATGCAGGTATCAAAGATTCCGCGACCGAGGAATTAGACGTCACCGGCGACCTGTCTGTCGTGGAGTTACTATCGCCAAGCTCCGGATCCGATACTGATACCAATATGAGTACCGACACTGATTCTGATTCTGATTCTGATTCTGATTCTGATTCGCATGACCGATGAGTGACGATATTACAGTCTCGAAACTACGGTCGGATCCGGCGGTTTTTGCCCGCGTGACATTCGACACGGACTTATTTGAATACCAGCGGGAGTTTGTCGCATCCGACTCAAAGCGAAAAGCACTCATCTGCGGTCGGCAGGTCGGGAAAACTGAAGTCTGTGCACTTGACGGACTACATTATGCATCAACTCGACGCGGAGCGACCGTTCTTATCACCGCGCCGTCTCAGCGCCAGTCCTCGGAGTTATTCCGTCGCGTAAAGCAGCTGATCGGAGAGTCAAGCCGAGACTGGGGTATCGAACGCGAAACGCAGACGGTTATCGAACTTGAGAACGGGAGCCGGGTAATTGTCATTCCCAGTGGTGGCACGGGGAACCGTGGTTTTACCGCAGACTACATCATCGTGGATGAAGCGGCGTTCGTCGAAGATAACTTTTTCACGTCAACACTCCTCCCGATGTTAGCGACGACTGACGGGACGCTGTCACTCGCATCGACGCCGTATGGAAAAACCGGATTCTTATATGAGAATGCATGGATGGGTCGGGGTGATAAGTGGGCGGTAACGCATGTCCCGAGTATGTCATCGCCGCTTGTCTCCGAGTCATTCATCGAAGATCAGAAGGAGACGTTATCGAAGACGGAGTTTCGGCAGGAGATTCTTGGCGAATTTGTCGAAAGCGCGGCGGCGTTCTTTGAACGAGACGTCATCGAAACGGCGACATTGCCGGTTCCGGACACTCGTGCGGCGTTTAACGGTCATCATCGGACGGTCATCGGCGCTGATATTGCCAGACACGGGAGTGACCGCACTGTAATCGTCCTGATGGATTCGGAAGGCGTTGTGCACGGTGAAGCGATTATCGGAGATTCATCGCTTGGACTGACCGAAGCCGCGGGGCATATTGTCTCGCTGTATGAAAAGTTCGACTGCGCGAAGGTCATCATCGATGCAACTGGCGTCGGTGCCGGTCCAGTCGAGATGGTCGAATCCGAACTCGGGTCGAGAGTAGTTGAAGGTATCAAATTCACTATCGACCGGAAACAGTCACTGTATAATGCACTCAAGTCTGATCTCGAACGTGGGGACGTCATGTTACCTGATAAGACGCAACTGCAGGCGGAGTTCCTCGACCTCGAATATGAAATGACACGATCCGGAAAGACAAAAATAACGCATCCTGATGGCGGGCATGACGATTTCACTGATGCCGTTGCTCTTGCCGCACACGGACGACGGGAATCAAACACTGGTCACGCAACGACATCGGATAGTGTCGTTGTACTATAACCTGTGCTTATACACGATGGTATTGCTCTATATTATTTCTCTCTATAACCTCTCTATAACCTCTCTTTAACGACAGAGAAGTACCAGGTACTTCCAGAAGTACCAAGTACTTCTGAGCAAGTACCAAGAAGTACTTTAGAGTAAGAGTGACGTTGCTATACTCAAAAGGTACTGTTACGGAGAAGAGAAGTACCAGGTACTTCCAGAAGTACCAGGTACTTCTGTGTAGGTACAAAGAGGTACTTCTGACGTCGGACTGTGTATTAAGATAATAACGTCACAGTATTATGGCTGATAATAACGACACGTCATTGTTTGGCCGGGCACGATCTGGACTGGCAAGACTCGCCAAACTTGCGCCGACGCAGGATGACTCTGCGAGTCCACAAGCCCGTGACGAAGATCCACATACTGTCGGGCGTGAAGAGTTTCGCGAAGAAGTTGATGAACAGCAGATCGGGAACTTCGTCCGCGAGTATAATCGCAACCCGTTAATCCGTGTTCCGATACAGAACTTCGCCGCGGACGTCACGGAGCCGGGCGTGTCGGTTGATGTGACGATGCCGGATGACTCCGATATTCCGATGGTCGATGATTCGGAGACGGTTCCATCTGCGCTTACTGACCGCCCACTGGATGACGCGCTTGAAAAGTGGTTATCGACGTCGTATATTGATGGCTGGTCATTTGAGAGTTCCTTTACCGCAATCCTCGAGAATGCGATTAAAGACCGGCGAGGGAGACGTGGTACGGCGATAATAGAACACGTATATGACTCGCCGACTGAGCGTGACAGATTGATGGCACTCAGACCGATCCGAACCGAGACTGTCACGGCATATACCAGAGAGGGAAAGAGGATTGTATTGAGAGGAGACGATGATCCGGGGAGTTTCGATACAGTCGCTGTGAATGATACCGGCGACCCTGTCAGAGATATTGCACCCGAAACGCCCGCCGGCAAAACGGCTGCTATTAGTCAGTTTGATGAGGTGTTCGGGGCAGACGAGCGCGATGAGATTCCATTTGCATATGACGATATCACATTCTCGGCATATGATAGCGACACCGGCGTTCTGTTCGGGCGACCGGATAGCGCGACAATACTGAATCGTGCGGCATCATTACGGAAAAAACTCCGATATGTCGATCAGTCGATTATTAATACGGCATTCGGAAATATCATCGCGACAGTTGAAACACAGGATCCGGACGTCGTTAAAGAGGTAAAAAACAATCTTGACGTGAACGTTAAAGAACGCGGTGTCAGGGATCAGAATCCCGAGACAGTGTCGGCGACGAACGCGCCTGTCGAAATAAACGAGATCCAAGGGCAGGTGCCGTCAATAACCGACCACATCCAGCAGGAGATTGAGTTTGTGTTGACGAGTATGCCGACACCGCTGTACCGGGTTGGATTTGCCGGCGGCATAAATAGAGATGTCACCTCCGAGCAGGGTGAAGATTACAGAGATCAGGTGAAACGCGAGCGCCGCAGATTAGAGGCAGACTTCCGGCGCGTGCTGGAAATGAAGGCAAAAGAGTTACTTCTCGGTGATCCACATTCCGACGACGAGATAACGCCGGACGTTCATCTCAGGATCCGTCCGAGTACATCGACGTCACCGCTTCGGGATGAGGAGTTTAATCCCAGTGAATTTTCGAGTTTGATGAGTGGATTGAGTACCGCAGCCGGACCGAAAGGCGGTGCAACGGCGATTCTGCCAAAAAAAGTAATCATTGATACGATACTCGACATGGATCCTGATGAAGTCATGCCCGACAGCGGTGGCGGTGGCGGCGGCGGCGGTGGTGGTGGTGTTGATATTGACCCACCTTCGGCACCCGATTCCAGTTCTGACTCCGGCTCTGGCTCCGACTCTGACTCTGAACCTGATGCCGGCGGGGACTCAGGTGGCAGTAGTCCGTTTCCGCAGTTGGCAGAGCAGGGCGATGAGATACAGGAGGTATTCAATGAGTTTACTGATTCGGAAGTCGCTTCTGACTCTGACTCTGACTCTGATTATGATGTCGATGCCGCTCTTAGTGACGTCTCGGTTTTACCGTCAGAAGTGGCGTCAGAGTCGTTTACTATTACCGAGGCGTGGTTGAATCGGTGGGCAGAGTGGGTTGCAGCCGGTCGCCCATCGGTCAATCGAGATGTAGCAGATCTGCTCGTTGAACCGCGGTTATTTGCACAGTTAGACTGGAACCCGGCACTCCATCCACGAGATCCTGAAACGGGACAGTTCGTGGAGCGATCATTTGGTGTTCCGAGCGATGCGCCAAATATCAGCGAGATGGATACAAAGGAGACGCTTGAGTACTTAGATACGAACGGCGAGGATATCAGTACCGTCCTCGATCCTGACTCAGAAATTACTGTCGACGGCGTTCCAAATAATGCGCAGTCTCTCGATGACGTCCCGACCGATCCTGATTCTACAAATCCTGATATTCCTGATGTCGATGACGGAACTATCGGTGATACAGGATTCACCGAATCTGAAATACGCGATCAGGCAACAAACCATGTGCTTGCCTCTGAAGGCAATATCGAGAATGTAACGTCGATAAACGGAACGCCGGTAGCAGTGACGGATACAGGAATCAACGTCCGCGGGTCATATAACGCTGATAAGCCAGATGATGAAACGATCATCGCAACGGCAGAGACATGGGATGAGATGAGTGACACTGAGCGAGAGGTCGCGATTGAAATGGCAGACGGATCCCGGCAGTCTGTCCTCGCTTCCGGTGATACGCGCGATGAAGATATGAGCATGAGTGATATTCAGAATAAGCATCTAAACGCCGGACACGAGGCTGCTCTTGAACGGACGTCCGCAGATGCGATTCGGAAGTACGCGCGTGGTATCTACAACCGGGAACGCGACGGGGATGCGCCTATGAGTGCTGCTCGGAGAGAGGCGACGTATGCCATCCGCGGCGTCACCGACGAGGTTGATGTTGTGATAAACGGCGAGACACTCCGTGCATCCGACTTATCACCTGAATTACGAGCACCAGGGGCATTTGAAACGGA